TCCGCTCCAAATGCTTATCGTCCTTGTGAAAAACGGAGTCTTTCCAGTGCGCATGCTGATGCGCGAACCTGAAATGCAAGCATTTCCGGTTGGTTCGCTCCGGCGGCGGTTAACAAATGTTAAATGCTATCTCTTCTAGGGTCACTCATGCCGATTAGAAAAGCAGGGAGGTGGGTAGTGACCGTATCACTCGATCATAAGGCTCTGGAGGTGTACCAGGGCTTCAAGTCGGGACACAAGAGTGCGATGGTCTGCTCTGCCCTCCTAAGCTACAACGCAAACAAGAAGACGAACCGAAATGACGCCGCGAGAGAAAAATTGCGCGACCGGAAGATGCGCCGCCTCGAACAGAACCTGAAGGTGGCTAACTACCGCATCGAGTGCATCCAGAACGGCGGCTCTGATCCTGGCGACGGCGAAGGTGTCTATCTCGAATACCTGGCACAGACCGAGAAGAAATTCACAGACCGATCCATTCGAGGGGGGCGGTTCTGATGGAGGAGTTATTCATCGTCATCTGCAAACACTGCGATACTCCCCAGACCGTCTATCACGATAGGTGGTGCTCGAAGACCTGTCAAGAATGCAAGGGGATAATACAGAATCCCCTTCATGATTGCGAGGGCGAGTTGGAATGCTACTACGGAGCTGATTGAATGGAAGACTGGATTGAACTTGGGCCGCCCTGCTTGAATTGTGGGGAGAGAATTGAGGATTGTGAAATCCTCCTCAATGCAGAAGACCTCAACAAAGTTACTGGCGTCATCTTCAGGGGAATGTGTCGGTCGAAGATCTGCCGGAAACTTCCACCAGGGGGAAACCCGTTCATGTATTCCCTGGGGGCGAAGGACCTGGTGAAAGAATGAGCCGATGTGTAATTTGTAAAGTAGAGTTTGCAGTGGGCACGGTCCACTGGCACGATTACAAAAAAGGCGATATGCACATCTGGTGCAGGGATTTGGTCGAGGGGATTAAATGATTAACTCCCAATTCTGGACATGGACCGATCATTGGCAGGGTTGGGACTGGATGCGAGAGCAACATGAGACTGAATTAGAGCTCGCCGAGTGGTGCGATGAGACGTTGTGGCTTATCTGCTTGATTTGTGGAAATTCGGTCAATGGCTGTATTTGCGAGAATATCGAGGATGCAACCCCCACCCCCCCCTCGCCCGCGGACCTTGAGCACCCCTCCCAGTGAGTCTGAATTCTTGGAATCCGAGATTATCTCTTCATTTGCTCAGTTAGGGCTCGACCAGAGGTATTCAGGAAAACCCACATTTTGACGATTGGACTTGTGGCGACCTGCCTTCTGATCTCGTGCTCACCGACATCGAGCGCGAAATCTATCGCTGACATCGCCGGCTCGAACTGTTCGTAGACGCCATCCTTGATCTGTTGGAACAGATTGTCGGGAATTACATTGATGATGCCTTTGGCTTCGAGAAGACCAGCGATGATGAGCATGGCGCTTCCATCGCTGAGCAGGGCCACCATCGAAGTCATGAGCTTGCTGAGTGAATATGTGGCGATGAGGGAATCGACCTGCTCGTTCAATTTGTCCTGAAGAGAAATTCTGTATTCGATAACCTGATCCGGTTCTCTCTTTGTCATCGACATCACTCTGGAGGACGTGTCGGAAATGAGTCGGCGGCGTCGTTTGCAGACTCGAAATTTTGGGGGAGGTCGCGTAGAGCTTGGCGATACTCCTTCCAGGGATTACTGAGCACGACATCCTTGAGCCCTCGCCAGTCGCTTCTTTCCAATTCGTCATTCCTGATCGAGCGCACATGATTCCAGTCGACATCGAACAAGACTGGCTCGCCGCCGTCGGTGGTGATTGTTCGGAAAATCATTTCTCAAGCCACACCCATACCCTGGCAGTCCAACCACTGCCGCCGTTCCATAGATCATCTTCCGCGACGTCGGCTGGAGCGCTCGTAATCACTGTATCTGATTGAATTCCCAAGACCATGTTTGAGTTGACTGTCGCGGCTTGGTCCGCGAAGAGCTGACCCATGCTCCCATTGGATACCGATGACGATAGGGTGGGGTCATCAGTGCCGGCCTTGTTCGTCGAATAGTAGTACATCTGGCCGGCTGTAAAAGTCAGTGATCCAGTCGATGCCTCAGTGAATGATGTAACTCTCTGGATGCCTGTCGAGTTGGTGGCGATCGTTGCATAACCCAGCATCGTTGCTGGTGTGCCATTCGTACCTGAATAGAAGCCGACGTAGAGGTTCTGGCTGGTCGTGGCCACGGTGACGTTGATGTTGACTGCAGCAGGTGCCCCGGTGAAGGGTGCGATGAACGGGTTGTAAAATTGATACTCTGAAGTCTGGTTGAGCGTAGTTAGGGTGGCATTGGAACAGATTGGCGCCTGGACTGCTATGTTCCAGAACTTGCCCCCATATCCTGATGCTGCGTTGTACTCCTCGGAGTTCTGCCAGGTGAAAGGATCGCCACCACCAGCAGATAGGAGGCCATCCCACTCTGAGACGCAGGTGAGCCTGGCCAGGTTGACGATAATGAGATCTACCATTTCTTGTTCATTCATGTCCTCGATGCTGATCGGATTGCCCGTAGACTGGATCTGATCGAAGGTCACACTGTCCAGGTCGAGGTTCTGAAGCAGTGGGAAGACCCTCTTGGAGGGCTTGCGATCCTCTGATCTCATCCTAACAGACCATCCCATTCCTGTTTTACGCTGAGCCTGGCGAATTGAACGATGATTAAGCGTATCATTTCTTCTCTATTCAGCTCTTCAATGGTGATTGGATTACCTATAGAGATCATATCGTCGTCCGATACACTGTCCAGGTCAGTTGTTTTCAGCAGCTTGTACACGCGCGGAGATATCGAGCCAGTCAAAGAATGGACCATCTTCACCGCATCCCCATCATTATCATGACAAATCCCCAGAAGTTGTCGGGTATGACGGAGGATGGTGACCAGGGCGTGCCTCCATTACCACCATTACCTCCGCCATTGCCATTGGGGGGAGTGTCTTCTTGACCTTCTTGACCTGGTTTGCCCCAACCAGGATAAGGAAGGGAAGCAATTGCTCCCTCACCAGGGAGTTGCAGATTAGGAACTTGCACCATTGCGCCGCGTCCTCAGCATATCTTCTTGGAGCGAGTCTTGACTATGCGCTCGATTGCATCCAGATCCTTTGTCGAAATATAGCCCCTCATGTAGAGTTTCTTTGACTTCGAGAGTATTTCTGCCAATCTTCGCCGGCCTTGAGCCTTAGTCATCTTCCGCAAGGTCATCACACTCAGGCGGAAGTCAGTTCAGTTGGATTGGTACCGAGGCGAAGTTGAAGCCTGGCTGTTGAGTGATCGGGTTCGTTGCGCTGCAAGAACCGACGACGTTGCCAAGAGAATCCACGGCGGTGAAACCCTGGTCCTCAATCAGATTCCCATCAACAGAAGTTCCGAACCATTTTACGATTCTGTCGCCCTGGAGCGTGTCGCCAATCGAGTTGCCTGTTTGCAGATCGACGAGTTCGTTAGTTGCTCCACCTGTCGGTGTGACATGGAAGATACGCGAGACTCCGCGAGCCGTGTAGAGTCCTGCACTGGCTCCACGGTCTGCGGCTGTCTGACTCATGACGCGGACGATGTCACCGGCCTTGAGCGTGTATGGTTGGCATAATGCCGGCTGTCCATCAGTGACAGCGCCACACACGGACCAAGGAATGATCGCCGCGACGAGGCCTTGGCTAAGAATGTAGCAGAACCCGACCCCATTCGTGCACGAGACGAGTCCGCCGACGACGGTCTTGCCTGGTGCGAAGTCTCCGACCTCTGCTGCGGTCACGGTGTAGACCGTATTTGTGGTCAAATTTGTCTGAGTTCCCTCTACGATTTCCTTTTTGAGAGGAATGTTGGTTCCGTCCGAGCAGACCAGATTCCCCGTGATCGTGGTAGTGGCCATTTCAAAGCCTCACTCCGATGCCAAGGGGCTTGGCCAAATTTCTATTTATGTTCGAGATGGGCTTGCGTAGGAGCTTCTTGGCGAATTTGAACGTCAGAGCGATGCCGATAGAGCTCACGGCCATCGCCTGATAGTTGGACATGAAGTTCGCAGACATGGCATCGAAGCTTGTTCCAGGGTCTGAGACGA